CACAGATCTTCGGTATTGCTTTTAGTAATAAGCGTTGGTTGCATTTCTTTATGCTCTTCGTTCCCGTCATGGGTCTCTGGACAAGTTCTATCGGTATTGTTGGACTCGCTCTTAATCTACGTGCTTACGACTTTGTATCTCAAGAGATTCGTGCAGCAGAAGACCCAGAGTTTGAAACTTTCTATACTAAGAACATTCTCTTGAATGAAGGACTACGTGCATGGTTGGCACCAGTTGATCAACCACATGAGTCATTCGTATTCCCAGAAGAAGTTCTACCAAGAGGTAACGCATTGTGATTCAATCTCTAGGATTCTTATTACTTCGTATATCGATAGGTACTATGCTTATCCATCATGGATATGAGAAACTAGAGAACATTGAAAACTTTGCGGATGCATTTGTACGACCATTGCATCTTCCATTCCCAATCGTCTCCTCATACTTCGCAGCATTCGCTGAGATTGTGGGGAGTTGGATGGTTATCTGTGGACTCGGCACTCGTCTGGGTGCCTTAGCAATCTTAGGTACAATATCATTCGCAATTTATCATGCTCTAGTTACATCTGGATTTAACATCTACTTGTTAGAACTCCTAGTTCTTTACTGGGGAGCTGCAGCATGTATCGTTCTCAATGGTGGGGGTAATTTCTCACTAGATTACCTCATAAAACGGAGACTTACAAATGATTAAAGGACTATTCACTTTTATGTTCGCTGCCATTATGTGGGTACAAGTCCCACAGTGGAGTGACGATTGGTCTAAGTGTGCCGTAGATGTACCAGACACAGCATGTCATTGGTATATCGTTGCACCCGATAGCACCATGGGTGAAGGATTTAGTTGGGCGAATGCCCCATGGTTCAGTGTTGAGGGTCTCCGTGATATCGGAGAACTACATAACACAGTTCAATCTCTCCAAGAAGCATGAATAACTTTGAAGTCTTCCTTTATTTTGTATGTTTCTCTGCCATTGGTGGTGCTGCCTTTGCAATGATGTGGAGTAACATTCAATCTATTAACATAGAGATGAGGAATCCTCCCCCTAAACCAAAGCATCCTGAAGCACCTGAACCAGGAGAACAGGTGATGTATGTTGATGTCTCAAAATTAAATAACAAACAATTTGCAGAACAAAAGGAAAAATTGGAAGATCTTTTTAAAAAAGGGTCTTGACACTCTACTTCAACTCAGTTATATTAAAGGGAGTTCAACACTCCTTTTTTTATGCTCGCATCACAAATTGCTGAGACGATTAAAACTCTTGGTTGGGATCAACAGGACAATATCGTTGTTGAAATTGGTGGTACACAGGTATCTGGTATCTACCAAGGTGAAGAGTACAACAAAAAGTGGGCAGCCCAATATGGGGATCGTAAGTATAACAAAGATGCATTCATTGTAATTAAAAATCTATCTAGGGATGACAATACCAAGTCTCAACCCATGGATAGGGAACACAAACCTCATCATTTACGTGAACCCGATGAACCACAACCAAACCCTGACTTAGTTACTAATCATGAAAGACTTCAACAATCCGAGTCCATCACAAAAAATGACAACCGAGGAAAAGGAAACAGTCATGGAGCTACAACTTAATAATGTAGTGAAAATCCTTAATGGTAAATTGACACATCAATCCATATATACTTCTACTGGTGAGAAGGCATACAGATACAATATTGATTACAAACAAACAATCGAGGAACAAAATGCAGACAACAACGACACCTGAAACACTTCTAGATATCCCTGCAGGGTCTGAATTAATTGATGAATGTTTTTATGTGTGGAATACCAGGTTTGATCTCTATTCGACCATGACAAAAGAGGGTCGTCTGATGATGACAGGAGGAACTAGAGATGGTGTAGTTGATATGACCCGTTGGCACCTTAAGTGTGAACAAGAGGGATGGCCAGAGGGTAGTGTACATGTTGTAAATAATGGTATAGTAAGTGGTAAGTTATGACATTTCTGGTATTTTCAAAGGAAGGATGTGCTTCTTGTTTAAAAGTTCAACAAGTATTACAGCTAGCAGAAGTTAAGCATGTGATATATAAAGTTAACAAGGACTTCACTAGGCAAGAGTTCATACAGAACTTTGGACCTAACCCTACCTATCCAAAAGTCATCCTCGTCAATGAAAATGACGATAAGAAACTTATTGGTGGGTGTGTGGAGACCGTACAATACTTACGAGAACAAAAGATAGTTTAATGGAAGATTGGGAGATTCATCAAGAAGTCGAAAAAACAATCGACTGGGCTTTTGATCACAAATTCTTCCTAAACATGTACGAATATCTGAGGAGTGGAAAAGCAAAGAAAACAGATGTGCAAGAGTTTCTTAATAGTTCTACAACTAAAGAGATAAACGACATTATTCATGATCTTGATGACTATATCGTTGGTGGATCTGATGAAGAACATAAACAATTGAGAGAAGGTTATGGGCACTTGGGTAAATCAGAAGCAAGGAAAATTAGAAACTATCTACAGGGGATATTAGATGATGCCAGAAAATACGGATCAGAAAGACAATCCAGAAAGAGAAGAAACTTCTCTAAATAAGCGTGAAAGTGATTCTCTCCCTGTCAATAGGGGTGTAGAATTGCTACTAAAAAATAGGAGGAAACCCGAGAAGCCCAAGACTTTCCAGATTAAGTTTGGAAATATGGTTTCCTTCTTACGGAGGGAGGTTGTATTCCATTTTAACTTTTACCTGGACATTAGGAAAAAGTAACTAGGAGCATACAATGTTAGCAGTAACTCTAACACTATCAACCGTCATTTCATTCATGTTCCTTTTGGTAGGAGGAGTGATTGGATACTTGGTCAAAGAGTATGTAATTGAAAGAAATTCAACTTACATACCAATGCATCCAGAGATGTTTGATGAGAACGGACAGATTATTCCTGATGAAGTGCTAGCTGTTCGGTTTGAGAACGGACTAGAGGACTTTCAACAAGATGAAGAATGACCTTGACTGGTCAGATTAAATAACTTATACTGAATAGAAAATCAATTACAATGACAACATCAACGAAAAAGAAAGCAGTAACGGTCACAAAGAAACTTCCACCTAATCCTTTTATTCATGAAATTATGGAACTTGTTTCGAAACAAAGAACCATTGATAAGAAGGTAAGTATCCTGAAGGAATATAGAACAGACGCCTTGACTGCTATCTTAATTTGGAACTTTGATGATAGTGTTATCTCACTGCTTCCTCAGGGTAATGTACCTTACGAACGTAATGAAGTCCCTGTAGGGACCGACCATACCTCTCTGAGAAGGGAATGGAAGAACATGTATCACTTTGTTAAAGGTGGTAACGACTCCCTCTCCAAGACCCGTAGAGAGACCATGTTCATTCAGATGCTAGAAGGTCTTCATCCTGATGAGGCTGACTTATTGTGTTTGGTTAAAGACAGGGGATTGGGTGGTAAGTATAAGATTTCTAAGCAAGCAGTAGAGAAAGCATTTCCAGACATTCGTTGGGGAGACAGAAGTTGACTGAAAAGAACGAAAAAAGTGACAAGATTGATATCCTCCATGAGGATTGTGATATTGAATTAGCCAATGATAAGTCCCTTCCATATACTACCTACCTTGTGGAGTATAAATTGGACGGGACTATTCGTTATGATATTGTAAATTGTAAAAAGGTAGTGGATGTCTTTGACCACTACTGGGATCATTATAGAAATGATCTTATCAAGTTCAGTCAAACAGGTGGAAAAGTCAATCCTAGAAACTGGAACAATCCTAAGAATGTTAAAGATGAAAAGAAAAGGAAATGAAAGGATTTGACATTAACTTTGAGGGTCTAGATATGGACCCTGATGAGGTTCAATCTCTTCTTAGAAAATATAAGAAGATCAAGAAGTATCAAAGATCTGGTTTGTTTGCTGTAAAAACTATAGATGGCACAGAAAATGTAGTCTCTAAGATGATTGAAGAGGCAAGTGAAGGAGGTTTCTGATCCATATTCTGCTGGTGGTAGACCTGTTGAACAGACCAATGTCTTGATGTTAATTAGTGAGTTAGAAGGTAGTTCTCAGCACCTTAAGTACATGGGTTTCTATGAAGACATGGAGGTTCTCAATGAGATGAAGAAGAGATACTACAAATTGTACTTCAAACTTAAAAAAGAAACACAAAAATAAATAAAACATCGAAAGAGACACATGTTTTCCACCAAGTATCGGCTTAGGCTAGAGTTCATCTGTAAATGTATTGCTAATGGTGAAGAGGTAAAACTAGATGATATGATTTGGGCAGAGAAACTTGCTAAGTCCCATACACTTGCTAGGGATTGGTTAAAACAGGCACGACGCCAAGCCGCTCAAAACATTGAAGAAGGAAGCACCGATGATTTTCTGAATAGGATGGGTTTAGGAGACCCCGATCCATCCAATCATAAAACGGGGTTCAATAGTGCTGATGACATCAAAGATTGGTTCCAACGAGACAAACCTGATGACTGGAGACAAAGAGATTGAGTAGTAAGATGATGTTCCTGGTTGATA